TGGTATGTTTACATACATACGTTTTTCTAAATCTTGTTTATGCCAAGTAATCATCTTTTTAGTTATATAATTGTCTCCTAATCTTTTAGACATTAAACTAAATTCTTTTTGTCTATCATCGTTATAATGTAATGGTATTTTACCTTTTTTTGTCATATATTTTAATGTGTATCCTATGCTTGCTTCATTTACTTGACCTACATGAATTGTACCTAAAGATTTGTTATTTAATATCCATGCTTTTTGTATATGTTCTTTATTTGCATTGAATAATATTATATGATAATGAGGGCGCATCTTTTTAGTACCATATTCTCCACATACATAATATTTAATTTTTGTTTTGGATAGTTTCCGTAACCTTTTAAAGAATTTTTGTATATCAGTTTTATCTAAATTCATATATCCCTTTTCAGTTATTGGAACGTATTCCGTATCGTATGTTAATGTAACGAATAATGCACTACTAGAACGTTCGCCCTCTTTTATCAATCTATAACTCCATCCACTTGTCCTTCTTTTCATACATGGCGGACATTTACTGCATGGCACTGGTATGTAGTTTCCAGTGAACTTGTCTTGTACATGATAAGGTGTTATACATTTTGTTGACATTATAATCCCATTGGTGTACCATATTTAGGCATTGGTCTAATTGCTCTAATTTTATTTAATACATGGCAGTATAATACATCTGTACCTTCATCTTCAACTGCGAATATACGTTTAGTTGGGTCACATTCTATAAAATCACTATTTAAGCTTGGTTCTGTTGCAAATATTCTACCTAAATGCCAGTAATTTAATGATGTTCTAAATTCTCCGGCTACTCTTGATGGCATATATTTGTATTCTGCATAACGAGGTACATATCCAAATGTATCGTTTGCGTTTTCTGTATATGCATATAATTCTTGTTTTGCCACTTCTTGTTCTCCAATATTTGCGAATGTTGGCCAGAAATAATCTAAAGAATCTGTTTTTAAGAATGTACGTGGAATTCCTTGTTGATATGCTGTTTTTGGCATTACGGACATAATACCGATAATGTATCCATGTTCTTCGCAATAGTAAGAACCACTTTTTCCACTAGTTACACTAATTCCATGACCTGCCATGTTACCCTGTGGTAATCCACCATCTTGACCTGTTGTATTTAATACTTCTGATACTACAACTGGACTTTTTACACCAGTTATATATTCTGGTCTTTGTAATCTTTTGTCGCTACTTCTAACTCCAAAATGTGTTAAGATATTTTCAATATATCTGGTACCACCTCTTGCGTTTTTCTCTAACCACTCTTGTAATTTAAATGCTCTACGTAGGTCATTAATTGTTGTTGCTTCTACTGAGACTTCTGATGTTTTAGCAATTAAAGAACTTGTTTCAGGCCATACACCGTCACCAACGGGTATTGTTCCACCTATATATTTTCTTTCTGAGCCAGAACCATCAGAACCAAAAGAACCTTCTACATATCGGTTTGAGGTTGTATCGTCATTCCATGTTACTCTTGAGTCTCCAGTTATTGTTCCAATAGGTATGTCTACTGCTGCACCTTTTTGGGCAAATGGTAATGATGATGTAAAATAATCATGTTCCCATGCTCTTTGTCTTAATGTTGTTAATCTTTCTCTATCTCCGGCATCTGTATTATTATTGCCGTCTGTTAATTTAAAATCTACTGGAGATTGTAAATTCTGGTCTCTATAATATTCATTGTAAATACATTGATATGCTGCCATTGGTAATGCACTTACATTTGTACTTACTCCACCGACTGGAACTGGTGGTATTCCTATATAATCCATAAATTTTTTTTGCATAGCTGTATAATCTCCATTTGTATATGCCATGTAAGGTGCTACGTGTTCACTATTGTGTTCTGTAATGAACTTTTCCCAATTACTCCATAATATTCTGTTTGGTACAAAGAAGTAATGCATTGTTACATCCATTCTGTGCATTACTGGGGCTATCATTGGTGCAAACCTAATAAGGCTTTCACATGATAAATCAAATTTGTCTCCAGGAACACATTCGAGTGTTAATATGGGGGTTAATTGCCCCATGTTTGTTGATAACTTTACGTCATGCGTTAAATCGAAGACGTTTTTTTTTGGTTTGTTCAGCTGAATGCTGTTGAAAAGGTTTTGTCCCATTTTTTTTTTTTTTAAAGGCGGATTCCACCGCGTGATACATAATAAGTTCTTTTTACTTTTGATGACCTATAGCCACCTTTTTTTCTGCCGTAACTTCGACGGCCTTTGTAACCTCTTTTCATTTTTTGTTTTTTAATTGTTATTTGTTTGTATTCCTATTGTTAAGGCGCTTGAACGCTCTAATAGTTCTAATGCTCTTTCTAATGTTTGGTTTTTGATAATTACCATTCCTCTATAATATATACAAAATATTTTCATTAATATAATATTTTTAATAAGTCTGTAATTTCATTTGTACTAAATTGTTCTAGTTTATATCCTGCTTGAATCATTCGTTTTTTTAATGTATTTGATAATTCATTACTTAATTTATCTAACTCAAATTGATTTCCTTTTAATCTAATTGCTTGTTCCATTGTTTGACTTAATAATTTATTAAGTCCTATTTTTTGGTCAGATAATAATTGAGTATATTTTCTATTTTGTGATAATGTTTGTAATTGTGACCTTATCTGGTCTTGTTGTAATGGGTTTATTGTTTCTTTATTTCTAATATCTGCCATTACGTTTTCTACTTGTTGTCCAGTTAATCTACTTCTTTGAAATTTTTCTTCTGCTATATATGGTGACTGGTCTACTAAATTTTGGTTTTCTAACTTTTTTCCTTCTGTTTGTTGTCTTAATAATTCTCCAGATTGTTTATCGTTGGATAATTGTTGTTCTTTTAATTTTAAATCTATGTAATTATTCATTACTTGTCCAGTGTTTTGTAGTTTTGGTGCTACGAAGTCGGGATGTTTCATATCGGTACTTCTAATTGCTGCGGAATTAGACATCTGCCCATATATCAAATTTGGGTTTAAACCCGCTTCTTTATATCTCTGCATTTGTTGACTTGGACTATTATATTTGTTTTGTTTGTCCCAATCTGTTAATGCATCTGCTCTTTGTCTGTCATACATTTGTTGACTAAATTGTCTGTTTTGTGCGTTAGTATATAATGTACTACCGCTATTTACCAGGTCTGTTATTGCTGGTATTGCTGCTGCTGCTAATGCTAATGGTATTGGCATATTTTTTGTTTTTTTTTGTTTTAATTGACATTTTTTTTATTAATCGCTTTTATTTTTTTTTGCGTCCACTACGTTCCCTTTTTTTTCAAATATAGCTCTTTTTTTGTTTTAGTGTCAATTAGCACTAATATATCAAGGAATATTAGTGCTTTTTGTTTCTGACGCGCTGCGCTTGTCTTACGCTGAAAGCGACACCAATGTTAAATTGGTGTCTTTTCAACGTCTGTTTTTAAGTTTTCCACAGTGTTTTCAACATCTTGTGTTTCTTTCCATTGGCGAGACTTAAGGCTCTCCACTTCTTGTTTTACATTTTCTAGTAATTCTGCTCTATCTACTAAATCTAATGTTTTGGGGTCTGGCATATAAAAGTCTTCGCCTTCATATATTGGTGTAAAGGCTGATATTGGTAAGCCTTTTGCATATCTATCTACTATTGTACGTATTGACATTGTTTGGTCTGGAATTGTCATTGAAGGTAAAGTATTTACTTCTCCTTTTTGGTCTTGATATTCGTAATTTAACGAATTTTTAACTTTTTGCATAATGTATTTTTTTGCGTTTGATTTATTCATATTGACGGCCTATTTCGGCATTTTTGTACATCTTTTTGAATTGATTTATATGTCTTTCTACCATTACTTTTTCGTAAGTTTCTCCTAATTCAGTTTGTAATTTTTCAGTTTCTTTTTCTGCTATGTCTTTTAAATACATAGCTATTTTATCTTTTTCTAGTTCTGAATATATTTTATCTTTATAATATCTTGGCATTGCTATTTTTTTATTATCTGGTATGTTTACATACATACGTTTTTCTAAATCTTGTTTATGCCAAGTAATCATCTTTTTAGTTATATAATTGTCTCCTAATCTTTTAGACATTAAACTAAATTCTTTTTGTCTATCATCGTTATAA